TGTAAATTATATCCCAGAATTAAACATTAAACATGATATGCCTATCATTCTTAATTCTGTGACATACGATGATCAATATGAAGGCAATGTTGCTGATCACAGAATGATTATATGGACATACACGTTTACAGTAAAACTTTACTATTATGGTGCTGTAGAAAATCAAGAAATTATCAGAAATGCAATTGTTAATGTATTTAAAGATGAGGATCTTGAATCTCGCATAAATAGATATACAGTAAGTACAGATCCAAGTAATGCTACTCCAACAGGAGACTTTAGGTTCATAGAAACCTTTGACGATACAAATTTTAATTAGGATAGAATGAAATGTCATTTCAGCCAATAAATTTAGGAACCCCAAATAATAACGATGGAGATTCGTTATACGCTGGTGGTAGAAAAATTAATGAAAACTTTACCGAGATTTATGAAAACCTCGGTGGAAGCTCATCCAGTAACATTAAAGTGGATGTAGGTTCTTCACCTGCAACTAGTACTGGATTATTTTGGAAATCTGCTGATCAAGCATTTGTTCCAGCTTCCTCTAACTCTATTAGAACAGTTGGATCTGTTGGTCAAAGTGCTGTTTTCATTACCAACAATTCAGGTGTTGCTGGTAATGCTGATAATGACTTAAGTAGTGTTGCAAATACATTAGTAGCTCAACTTGAAGGTAGAAACATGTTCTTCTTAAGAACTAGATCTAACACTTCAGTATCAACTACTCGTGGTAGCTTAGATATTAATTTAGGTAATGCTAGTGTTACAAGTATATCTGTTTATACTACATCTGTTGTAGTTCGCGGATCACAAGGCTTAGAAGTCTTTAAAGCTGCTGGTGAAGATAATGCAACCTACACTCCTATCTTAACAACAACAAGTACAGCGACTGGCGTTACATTATATCAAACTCCTGTTCTAGATTTTTCATCTATGACAGCTGGAGTTAGACAAGGCTCAGACTCATCAAATGCGATTGCGCATACTGGCTTTGTTCAAGTTAATCTTTCTAAATTTACACAAAGTTCTACACAAGTTAGAGCACAACGCGGTGTAGTTAATGTAAATTCAAATCAAACATTAGCTTTAGATAATACATTTACTGTGGATGGTATCTACCACCCTAAACATATTGAAGGATTAATTTATAACTACAACACAATTGATAACAAAGTAACTTTAGTAACAGGAGCTGCTGCTCACTGGTCATATAGTACTTCTGGTGTAGCTGGTATTGCTCCAACTACTGCTATTGCAATTGTTGCATCATACAACCCAATCATTAGAACATTTACAACTGGATGGACTCCTCAATACACAGTAACTGGTACAACTCCAGCTGTGATTGACGGATCTATTTCTCCTAACACCTGGTATTATCTCTACTATCTTGGATGTTTAATTTATACATCAAGTCTTGGAACTGGTGTAGGTAACGAATTCTATCCTGGTTCTTCAAATGTGGTAATCAGTTCTAACCGAGACATTGCATCTGTTGATGCTCAATTACAAGCTGCAGGATACGGTGGTGTTTGGCAAGTAAATAGACGTCTAGGTCCAGTAAGATCTAATGCAACAGGAACTGGTATTGTTCCATTTAACGTAAAACGTATTGACCATGGTGGCTTTGAATACTATTGGGGTCTACAACCTAACGCCGCTGGTGATACAAGTTATACATTAACAATTAGCACAGCAAGCTCACTTAAGATTGTGGGATCAAGTGCTACATTTACACTACAAGACTATAACAGTGCTGTTCTAACAGCTGTTCCTCCAATCCCTGGTATCACTGCTCACTTAACAGTGAAACATTTAACACCAGCTGCAAGTACATTGCCAATGGTTTACATGTATGGGGATTCATGGACAGTAAACAGTTCTATTTCTGCACTATTCCCACCATTTGAATATTTTAGAAGTATGACAACTGGAGTTACTAGCGTCCATAATATTCAATTGCCAATGATTCCAGATGGATGTTATATCCCAGACGGTGTTTACGGCGGTGCAGGTTTATTAGCAGTTACAACAAGTACAGGATTGAGAGTGCGTTACATAATGCAAAATGTTCAAAACGAAGGCGCCAAGGCACTCGCAACAAGTACACTGTTGCAAATTACTACGACTGGCTTCCGAATTGCAAGATAAAAATATATTTACATCCTTAGACCAAAAGTTTGGGACTGAGCCTACAAGCCTTCCATCTATGGTTCAAAGAGATGAAACAATGATCGATGATGACTTTGATCAGGCTAGACTTGCCTTAAAGCAGATGATTATGAAAGGTCAATCTGCTGTAGAAGACATTTCTAACATTGCAAGACAAAGTGACAATCCAAGAGCATATGAAGTGACGGGAGAATTAATTAAGACTGTTGCTGAAACAGCCAAAGATCTTTTGCAATTACAAAAGCAAAAGAAAGAATTAGAAACGGTGAAGAAAGAAGAACCTAAACAAATTGGTACACAAAACAATATTGTGTTTACAGGAAGTACTAATGATCTTCTTAAGTTATTAAACAAAGAGAATGAAAAAATTATAAATGGCGATAATCAAAACACCGAGAGCTAGTTACAATGGTAATAGTCGACTAAAGCAAATTGGATTTAACGTTGAGTATGCTCCTGAACAAATCAAGGAGATTCTCAAGTGTAAGGATGATCCAATATACTTTATAGAGAGCTATTGTAAGATCGTATCGCTAGATAAAGGTCTTGTGCCATTTAAGTTGTATGATTGTCAAAAGAAAAAAGTAAAAACTATTCTTGACAATCGTAAAGTTATTCTAATGGAAGGTCGTCAGCAAGGTAAGACGATTACTTCTGCAGCATGTATTCTTTGGTACACACTATTTCAAGAACAAAAGACTGTAGCAATATTGGCTAATAAATCAGCTGCAGCCAGAGAAGTATTAAACAGATATCAAGGTATGTACGAAAACTTACCTATGTGGATGCAACAAGGTGTTAGAACCTGGAACAAAGGTGACATAGAATTAGAAAATGGTTCTAAGGTATTCACAGCAGCTACTGCGGCATCAGGTATTCGTGGTAAATCTGTAAACTGGTTATACATTGACGAAGCTGCAATCATTCCTAATAATGTTGCTGAAGATTTCTTCACTGCTACCTACCCTACCATTATGGCGGGTGAAACAACTAAAGTATTAATGAGTAGTACTCCATTTGGATACAACCATTTTTGGAAATTCTGGAACGATTCTGAACAGGGCATAAACGACTTTGTAAATTTGTTTATCCCATATACAGAAATTCCTGGTCGTGATGATAGATGGGCCTCTGAACAAAAAGCAATTCTTGGTGACATTAAGTTTGCACAAGAGGTTTTATGTTCGTTCTTAGGTTCAAGTTATACATTACTTGATGCTGAAACTTTAGGACGACTAAGTCCTAAACAATTTATTTACACTAAAGATAATTTGGATGTCTTAGAAGAGCCTGTAAGGGGATCTAAAGATGAAGAAGGTAAACAAGTTGAAAAACCTCATTCCTATGTTTGTATCGTTGATACGTCAAGAGGAGTTGAGGGTGACTATAGTTCTTTTGTTATTGTGGACATATCTGCTAATCCTTATCAAGTAGTAGCAAAGTATAGAAACAATAAAATTAGTCCAATGTTATTTCCTACAGTAATCCATACTGTAGCTAAGAATTATAATAACGCCTGGACTATGGTAGAGATTAATGATAATGGTCAGCAAGTAGCTGACATTCTTCACCATGAGCTTGAATATGAAAACATTCTTTATGTTGGACGAGGTAGAAATGGCCAAGTAGTATCTGGTGGCTTTGGTGGATCAGGTTCACATAATGGTGTTAGAACAGATAAGTTAGTAAAGAGAGTTGGATGTAGTCAGTTAAAAACTCTTATAGAAACACAACGAATGCAAGTATTTGATCGTGATATTATAAGCGAATTCAGTACTTTTATTGAAAAACGTGGCAGCTATGCTGCGGACGAAGGGTATCACGATGATCTAGTTATGCCTTTGGTTCTTTTTGGATGGTTGACTACCAACCCATATTTTAAAGAGCTGACGGATGCAAATTTACGTGAAACAATATATGAATCACAAATTAGACAAATAGAAGATGAATTAACGCCTTTTGGGTTTATTGAGGATGGATCAGCAGGTTCTGAGCCTACACAATACGTTCATGATGGCGATTTATGGTCAGTCGAAAAAAATGCTGGAAATTGGCTAAATTAATAAAACTATAAATATCGTTATTAGAAAACAATTTCTGCATTGTGAATGATCTAAAATAAGGAGAATAAAATGGCTTTTCAAGTTTCGCCCAATGTGCTAGTTCAGGAGCGTGACGTAAGCTTGTTTGTCCCTCAGGTATCAACAACAGCTGGTGCTTTTGTTGGTAATTTTAACTGGGGTCCGGCCGAACAATTCGTTACAATCGACAGTGAAAAAACTTTATATGACACCTATGGCAAACCAGACGATACAAACTTCAAGTACTGGTTGACTGCTGCAAATTTCTTAAGTTACGGTAATAACCTTCAAGTAAATCGCGTTGCTGATGGCTCAGCACGTAATGCATCTGGCGGTGGTACTGCACCTTTAATTAAAAATGAAGATAACTACCAAGGTGACATAGGATACACAGCTCCAACTCTAACAAGTACAGAGTATGTTGCAAAATATCCTGGTACGCTAGGAAACAATTTAAAAGTTACAGCTTGTGATTACAATTCATATGCATTTAACATTACTGTTAGCTCTGTTACTACTACTGGTGCTGGCGTAGCTTCATTAGCACGTCCTGTTCCAAAAGGTTCATGGATTGAAGTAACAATATCTGGTTCACTTTATCGTTTCCAAACTACAGCTGATGCTGCACTATCAGCAACAACAGTTACTTTCTCTAACCTAACAGCTGCTTCAACTAGTGCTGCTTCAACTGGTCAAGCTTTATGGGAATTCTGGGATCAAGTTGAATCACGTCCATCAACATCACGCTATGCATTAAACAAAGCTGGTGCTACTTCAACTACAACTATCTACGATGAATTACACGTATTTGTTGTTGATGAAGATGGTGGTATCACAGGTACAGCAGGAACAGTTTTAGAGAAATTCCAAGGTTTATCAAAAGCTTCTGATGCTGTTTCAGCAGACGGCTTATCAAACTACTATAGAAACTATGTCAACCAAAACAGTCAATGGATTTGGTTTGGTAGTCACACTGCTAACACTACTTCATCTGCTGGTAACAATCTAGCATGGGGTACAGTATCTCCAGCAACTGGTGCTACTGGTTTCAATGTAATGAACCAAGTCCAATCTAGAAGTTTAACAGGTGGCGTAGATGTAACTCCAACAGATGGTTTATTCCAAACTGAATATGTTAAGTTGGCTAACGCTGAACTCTATGATGTAAGTTTGATTCCAGTAGTTGGTGTTAATACAGATAACTCTACAGCAAGATATGTTGTAGATAATGTTGCTGACGTAAGACGCGATTGCGTTGTGTTTGTTAGCCCAACATCAGCAACACTTACAACAGCAGCTTCTGTTGTAAATGATAGAAACACATACTTTAATAAAGACAGTTCATACGCTGTAATGGATAGTGGTTGGAAATATCAGTACGACCGCTACAACGATGTATATCGTTGGATCCCATTAGCTGGCGACATTGCAGGTCTTTGTGTTAGAACAGACTTTGTAGCTGATCCTTGGTATTCACCAGGTGGTTACAGCCGTGGTCAAGTTAAGAATGTAGTTAAACTTAACTGGACACCAACAAAGACAGACCGTGACAACTTGTATAGATTCCAAGTAAACCCAGTTATTACACAACCTGGTTTAGGCACTGTTTTATTTGGTGACAAAACAATCACACAAAAACCAAGCGCATTTGATCGTATCAACGTACGTCGATTATTCATTGTGCTTGAAAAAGCAATTGCAACTGCTGCTAAGTTCCAATTATTCGAGTTCAACGATGCATTCACGAGAAGTCAATTTGTAAGTTTAGTAGATCCATTCTTACGAGACGTACAAGGCCGTCGTGGTATTATTGACTTTAGAGTTGTTTGTGATGATACAAACAATACTGCAGAAGTGATCGATCGAAATGAATTTGTAGCTGATATCTACATTAAACCAGCTAAGAGCATCAACTACATTACCTTGAACTTTGTTGCAACTCGTTCAGGTATTGCATTTGAAGAAATTGGTGCTTAAGGGATAAAAGGAGAATAAAAAATGGCAGAAAGATCAATATTTAACGTTGATCAGTTCAAAGCTGCGCTGATTGGTGGCGGAGCTCGTGCTAACCAGTTCTTTGTTGCAATAAGTTTCCCTACCTACGTTACACTAGGTGGGGCAGCTACTGCACAAGCAGCTTTCTTGGTTAATGCAGCTGCACTTCCAGGTAGTATTGTTAATCCAACAATCGTTCCATACCGTGGTCGTGAAGTTAAGTTTGCTGGAGAAAGAGTCTTTGCACCATGGACTATGCAAGTATTGAATGATGTTTCATTTAATATTAGAAATAGTCTTGAGAAGTGGATGGCAGGAATGAACGATCTACAAAACAATAATGGTAGAACTAATCCTAGAGATTACCAAGCTAACATTACAGTAACACAATTGGATCGTAACAACAATCCATTAAAAGTTTATACATTACATAGTGCTTTCCCAGTTAATCTAGGAGACATTACTTTAAATTACGGTGATAACGATACTGTTGAAACATACACTGTAGAGTTCCAATATCAACATTATACAACACAATTCGATACAGCTTTAAGTATCGGTAATGTGATCAATAATGTGACGAATGTTGGTTCTACTACATTTGGTATATAATTATTTTTATTTGAGAGATTAAATCATGGCTGACCTTTCGTTATTCGGTTACAAGATAACCAAAGATAAACCTGAGCCCAAAGGGGCTCAGAGTTTTATCGTTCCACAAGATGATGACGGCGCAACTAGTATTAATGCAGCTGGCTTTTATGGAACCTATTATGATATTGATGCTTCGGCAAAAAATGAAAACGATCTTATCAATCGTTACAGAGATGTAGCTTTATATCCAGATTGCGATTCTGCAATTGAAGACATTGTTAATCAAGCAGTGGCTGCAGAAGATGATGAAGAAGTAGTTAAGGTAGACTTAGAAAAGACTAACTTAAGTGCTAACATTAAAAAAGTTATTGACGAAGAGTTTAAAACTATTCTGAAACTTTTAGATTTCAATTCTAAAGGTCATGACATTTTTAAACGATGGTATGTTGATGGTAGAATTCCTTACCAAAAGATTGTTGATGTCAACAAATCTAAACAAGGCATAGTTGAATTAAGATATATTGACCCAAGAAAGATCAAAAAGGTCCGTAAGGTCAATAAGAAAAAAGACCAGAAAACTGGCGTAGATATCATTACAGATATAGAAGAGTTTTATATCTTCAATGATAAAGGTGTTTTACAAGCTACAAACTATACACCTGGCCAAAATAATAATGTAGTTAGAATTGAAAAAGATTCTATTGCTTATTGCACAAGTGGCATTATTGACTTTGACAAGAACATGGTTCTAGGTCATTTGCAAAAGGTTATTAAGGTTGTTAATCAACTTAGAATGGTTGAAGACAGCTTGGTCATTTATAGAATGACCCGTGCACCAGAACGAAGAATTTTTTATATTGACGTTGGTAACTTACCTAAGGCTAAGGCTGAACAATACGTCAAGAGTATTATGGATCGTTACAGAAACAAAGTGACTTATGACGCCAGCACTGGTGAAATAAGAGACGAAAAGAAAACAATGAGCATGCTAGAAGATTTCTGGATGCCAAGACGTGAAGGTGGTAAGGGTACTGAGATCACTACATTAGATGGTGGTCAGAACTTAGGTGAGATCAACGATATTAACTATTTCCAAAATAAGTTATATCAAGCTCTCAATGTTCCACTATCACGTATGAAACCTGATACAGGAATGAACTTTGGTCGTCAGGCAGAGATTACTCGCGACGAATTGAAGTTTAGTAAGTTTGTTAGTCGGTTGAGAAAGAAATTCTCAGAACTATTTGACGACTTATTAAAGACTCAACTTATTCTAAAAAATATTATGAGTGAGCAAGATTGGGAAGCTATCCGTGAGGACGTATTCTATCAATTTGCTCAAGATAGTTATTTAACAGAAGCTAAAGAAGCTGAGATTCTAAGAAACAGAGTTGACTTAATGAATCAAGTTAATCCTTATATTGGAACTTACTTTAGTAGAGAGTTTATCTATCGTGACATTTTAAAGATGGACGAAGATGATATTGCTAAGGTTAGAAAAGAAATTGAGGACGATGCTGAGTTACAGCAACAAATGCAGGCTCAAGCTGAGGGACCAGGAACATTACAAGCAGCTCAGCTAACAAGGCAAATTAGTCAACCAAGAGAAGAAGTTGAACTTGACGTTATAAATAAAATTAGTTTATTAAATTCAGGAGTGAATAAATGAGTGACTTAGTTAAGGATATGCTAGACGACGTTATTATGGATAACAATGCAGATGCTGAAACAAACTTTAGAGATGTCATGGCAGCTAAAATGACAGACGCTTTAGATCAAAGAAAAATAGAAATAGCACAAAGCATGGGAGCTAATAATGCAGAAGTTCAAGACAATTAGAGAGGCGATGACTATGTCGCCATACGCTATTGGTATGGCACAAGCTAAGAAGATGTATGGTTACGGTAGTGGACCAGCTACAGATCTTCCTAAAAAAGTTATCAAGAAAGCTCACGATATTGCAAAGCGAGTTAAGGCTAATGAGTCATTCGAAGACTTAGTTGCTGAGTCTGTTGATCTTACTGATAAACAAGATACAGATAAAGGCGTTACCTATAAAGGTATGGGAACTGACGTAGTTAATAAAAAGAAAAAACTAAACCCAACTACTCCTTTAACACAAAAAGACAGACAAGTTAAAGATTACATGGAAGAAGTAGAAGGTTTAGATGAAAACAAAACATTTAATACAGATTCCGGTACAGCTAAAATATCTGATACGCATGTTCATTTTGATAATTCTGGATACACTCAAAAATTTTCACATCCAGAAATACACAAAATGATTAAGGGTGGTAAGGTTAGAGGGTTTTACAAGGATAAAGAATATTCAACTTCTGACACTCACGTTTTTACAAATAACGAAGAAGATCACTATCTTCCAGCCAAAGCTGTAAAACACATTAAAGAGTCATATTTAGATGAGTTATCTAAAAAGACTTTAGGTTCTTATGTTAATCGTTCAGCTAATCAAGCTATTATTAAAAGTTTAGCAAATCCTAAAGATGATTCTGATGATATGAAGACTATTGACAAACGTGAAAAAGGTATTAGATTAGCAACATCAAAACTTGCTAAAGAAGATATTGAACAAGTTGATGAATTATCTAAGAAGACTCTACACTCATATGTAAACAAAGCTGCATTTGATGTTGGCTCTAACGCTCATGCAGTAGCTTCAGCTGGTTCAAATGTTGGTAAAATAATAAAGCCACTTGACCAACTTAATAAACGATTAAGAGATGAATTATCTAAGGCTACATTAGGTTCTTATGTTAAAAAAGCTCATCGTCAAGCTGTAGATTTGCAAAGAAAACAAACTAATTATGAAAGAATTGCAAATGACGACGACGAAGATCCTAGAGCACAAAAAGTATATACACACATGGCTAATAAAGCTGATGTTAAGCGTGCTACTAGAACTATTGGGTTACAAAAAGCTGTTGCTAAGCTAACAAAAGAAGAAGTGTTAGATGAAATTTCTAAAAAGACTTTAGGTTCTTATATTAAAGGTGCCGCCAATGATATGACAAATCGTGAAGTTCGTATTGATAGAGCATTTCAAAAAGATCCTTCTGGCCCAAGAGATGTTAAGCAAGCTTTTGATAAACAAAAAAAAAGATATGTTGGTATAGATAAGGCTATTAGTAAATTAACAAAAGAAGATATTGAAGAGATTGATGAGTTAAGTAGAAATACTATGTCATCATATGTAAGCAAAGCATCCGATGCAAGTAAGTACAAAGGAATGTCTACATCAAAAGTTGACAAGCGTTACTCTGGAGTCGCTCAAGCTTCTAAAAAACTAGACAAAATGAACCAATCTGCTAGCAACATGGCTAATGAAGCTAAAGAAGAAATGCCAACTGGTATTAAGATCTATCACAAAAATAAAGATACTGGTAAAGAAGGATATGCTATTCAATTTACAGTAAAAAATGCTCAGGCACACATTAAAGATTTAAAGAAAGCTGGTCATGCAGTAACTGGTAAAGCTCTTATGTATGGTGCTAAAGAAGGCCCACGTAAAGCTATGGCAGAAGAAAAGCTTGACGAACTTAAAAAGTCTACCTACGGAGACTACATTAACAAAGCTTCAAGAAGTTTAAGAGCTTCTGCATCCATCAGAAAAGATTTTGAAAGAGATGCTGATCAAGACGTGAATCGTGCTTACAAGAAAGGCACTGAACCAGAAGAAAAAGAAAGACATTTAAAGAACTACGAAGTAAACAAAGGATTAGCTGCAGACTTTGCTAAGGATTCTGAAAAGAGACTTGCAGGTATTAGTAGAGCTACCAAGAAATTAACAAAATAATCGGAGTAATATATGGCCGTACAATACAACATAATTAAAAACGATCGCCAACGTGCAGTATTGCATTTTTATGCCAGCGCCAACAATGATAGCGCTACAGTTACTTTACTAAGTCTACGAAGAGCCGAAGAGATTGCCTTTTCTACAACCAGTGAATTAACAGTAAACATTGCCAGTGCTTATGCAAACTCATCAACAGATTCAAACAGTAGTATTACAGTACGCCGTGGAAATTCAAGCGGAACAGTAGTACTAGATCTACATGGATTTACAGAATATCCAGGCGGTCAACAAATGCCTACCATTGATCTCAACAATACCAGCAGCATTCATGTAACATTCGAAGCGCCTGGTATGTTGGTTCTAGATGTTAGAAAAGTAGCTGGCTATGCTGGTCCTAATACAAACGTAGGAGTATAACGTGAAACTTATTACAGAAACCATACAAGATATTAGAGTTATTAAAGAAGCCAAAGAAGAAGGTGGCAAAAACTACTATATCGAGGGTCCTTTCTTACAAACAGAGATAAAAAACCGTAATGGTCGTGTTTATCCTAAAGCTGTTATGGAGAAAGAAGTAAATCGCTACATTAAAGAATATGTCGACACAAAAAGAGCACTAGGCGAACTTGGTCATCCAGAAGGTCCTAGCATTAATCTTGATCGTGTTAGTCACATGATTGTTAGCCTTAAAGAAGAAGGTAACAATTACATCGGTCGTGCCAAGATCATGACTGAAACTCCAATGGGCAGAATCGTTAAGAATCTTATCGATGAAGGTGTCCAATTAGGAGTTAGTTCTCGTGGAATGGGTAGTTTGAAATTGAATAAAGATGGTATCAACGAAGTTCAAGACGACTTCTATTTAGCAACAGCTGGCGACATCGTATCAGATCCATCAGCCCCAGACGCGTTTGTGCGCGGTATTATGGAAGGCAAAGAATGGATGATGGTTGAAGGTCGATTTGTAGAACGTCACCACGACGAAGTGCGTTACGCTATCAGCAATGCAAAGTCAAAAGATCTTGAAGCTGTTAAGTTACATGTTTTTGAAAGTTTTATTAATCAAATATCGAAATAGTATAAATATTAGAAAACCCGTTTTAGGAGACCTTAAAATGTCATTAGAAACAAAAATTCGTGAGCTCATGGAGGCTAAAAAAGCTAAAGCTAAGCAATTAGATGAAGCTCTTGGCCAAGAGGGTGCTGTTATGCAAGGCAGCTCTGAAAAAGCTCAATATACTGAAATTGATCCACATTCTGGTGCTGCAGTTAATCCAGAGGATTCTACTATTAAGAAAGGTGCGCCAGAAGCTCAAGTTAATCAAGGCTCAAGCGAAAAAGCATCTTATACAGAACAAGATCCACATAATGCACAAGCAGTAACATCAGCTCAAGCAGTTCAAAAAGGTCAAGGCGCAGGCCAAGCACCTAATTTTGAAGCTGGAGTAGATACCGCTTCTGTTGTTAATCAAGCAAACAGTGCTGGCAATGTTAAAAAAGAAGCTGTAGATACAGATTCTGAAACTGCTATCACAGAAGAAGATTTAGACAATATCGAAGAAGTGATTGCTGAAGTTCCAGCAGAGCCACGTAAGATCGACATGAAAATGGAAGATTTACGTAAAGATATTGAATCTGTGTTTGCAGCAGATACTAATTTATCAGAAGAGTTTAAATCTCAAGCTGGTAAGATTTTTGAAGCGGCAGTTATTGCTCGCGTCAATAGCGAAGTCGAAGCTATCACAGCTGAATTGCATGAACAAAATGCAAATGACTTTGAAGAGCTCAAAGAAGGTCTTGTAGAGAAGGTTGATTCATATCTAAATTATGTTGTAGAACAATGGATGAAGGACAATGAGATTGAAGTGGAAAATGGTCTTCGTGCAGAAGTTGCTGAAGATTTCATGATTGGTTTAAAGAATCTTTTCCAAGAGCATTACTTTGAAGTACCAGAAGATAAAGTTGACGTCTTAGAAGACATGTCTACTAAGGTTGACGAAATCACTGGCCGTTTAGATGAAACTATCGAGGCTAACATTCAATTGAAAGCCGAACTAGACGAAATCAAACGTAATAGAATTATTGAACAAGCGTGTCATGATCTCACAGCTACGGATGCTGAGAAAATGGCTAAGCTTTTAGAAGGCGTAGATTTTGACAACGAAGACCTCTTCATTGAAAAGGTAAAAGTTGTTAAAGAAAATCATTTCTCTAAAGCAGCTCCATCTAGCCCAGAAAAAATGTTAGAAGAGTCAGCACAAATTGGAAATGATCCAGCAGCTACAAAAGAAGTACCATCACAAGTAAAACACTATGTAGATGCGCTTTCTAGAACAGCAAAAGTTAAACATTTATAAATAATAGAATCAACAATTCCTTCAGGAGAAAAACTAACATGTTGACAGAACAAATTCAACAAAAGTGGCAAGCAGTGGTTGAACACCCTGACTTACCAGAAATTAAAGATGCTTACAAAAAGCATGTAACAACAGTTCTTTTAGAGAACCAAGAAAAGGCTCTTATCGAAGAAAAATCAGCTTTATGG